ATAAACTATACCTAACTGAGCAAAAGAACCTCTATCTTGTATGTGTTCTCCGTTTGCAAACTTAGTTTCTAACTCAGTTATCTTAGTGTCATCAACTTTGTCTTTACCATCACCTGTCTTAGTAAATATAGTCTTATTTTTTTTGTCTTGTAGTGCCATATCTTAGGGTTGTGCTGGTGGTTGTGTATTGTATTGTAAAACGATTGTCATCGATGTATTTTGAATTTGAGATGTATCTTCCCTAGATATAGATATAATATCTCCTTTAGTGAAAGTCCAATTACTAGGACAATCAACCTCAAATGTAGTTGTATATGAAGAAACACCTAAAGCATCGCCAATTCTAGTAGTTGAATCTCCATCTTTATAAAACCTTAATGTAGATGTTCTACTTCCTGTATGAGAATTATAATTAAGTATTTTTTTAACAAAACCATTGTAAGGAACTGTAAACATTAATTGATAATCAGAAGAACTAAGAGTATTACTAGATGCAATAGAAGCACCCGATAAAGGTATATAAGTTTCACTTGTATTAGCATCGTGATAGTGAGCTGTCCGAATGTCAAGTACGTTTTCCGCTTTTACATTGGTTAGGTCACCCTCTAATATAGATATAGTAGAACCTTCAGGTATAGGGTATTCAGGTGTAATTGAATTTATATTTATACCATTTGAGCCTTTTGCTTGCTCTCCATTAACAACTACGACTAAAGTTCTATTATTATTTTGAGATGTAATTATTAACTTTTGATTATCATAAACCCTACCTAAAATATTTGAACTTGTTTGTAGTTTATTTATAGGTGAATTAGGTGTTATATCTACGTCTATAGTACCTAAAGCATTTACGCTTTTTATGTTATTATCGCTAGATATTATGTTACCTATAGATGAATTGTTAATATCAGGTAAAGAAGGACTTAACGCAGGTACACTTGAATCATCTTCTGTAAACGTAACACTAGATGAATTTGCTTTAAACCACTCGCCACTCATCGTTTCACTTTGAGCCTTAAAAGTACCCCCTAAAAAAGTGTAATAATTAAAGTCTGTATTATTGTTTATAGAGTATTGAATTAATTTAGTAGGTGATATATCAGGACTAAATACATCCGCTTGCAATATCTCTAACGGTTCGGCTTGCAAATCAAGATATTGATTACACAATAATTGAGTTGGGTTTATATAACCTCCTGAATTACCTACTCTAAAACCTGTGTTTGCTGACTCAGCTACTCCATCAGAATTTAAGTATTGAATGTTTTTTACTTGTGCTGGTTCAGTTCCTGAAGAACCAATTAATAAATCTTCAAACTCAAACGATTCTTCTGCAACCACATTAGATTGACTTGCTACATAAATAATACCCTCTTCTTCATCGTTTACAGATATACTGTCTATATCGGTTATGTTTGAAAAAATAAAAGGGTTTTGGTTTGGATAAACCGTAAATCTTGCTTCATTTCCTGCGTATGGATTTGTTGATGGTGAAAATGGCTGTATTATTTCTTGACCTGATTGTAGTTTATAAGTATAATATTGATTTTGAGCTGCTGTTAATTTACAAAAAACTTGACCTGTAATTGGAGGTAAATCAGCTTCTTTAGTTAAATTAAATAAAGTTGTAAAATGTATTGAACCAGGAATTAATGGTGTATATGAATTACAAGGTGAAGTTGAACTATCACTTGAATTAAAAGTTGAAATTAATAAAGGGTCACTACTTATAGTACCTGCGTTATAACCAACACCTACCAAATTAGTAGGTTCTGAATCTACCCAATGATACCTAGGACTATCAGGGTTGTGTGTTAACCAATAAGTATTTGAACCATCACTAATTCTTATTTGCCAATAAAATCTAGTGTAAAAATATCTTTTCTTTAATTGTTGTCCTGAAGTAAGGTTTGCGTTTACTATAGCTGAACTTAAATTTTCATCATTATAAAGATTAAGAGATATATTTAAGTGAGCCGATTCGGGAGCGTTTGGATCGGTTTGAAGATTCCCTACAAAAGTGTAATTAGTATAATCTACGTTTGGGTGAATTATAACATTAGCTTGACCGTTTTCAAATTTAGCTTGAACGCTTTTATAAGGAGGTTCGTAAGTAAAAGTAGAACCACCCATACAAACACCTTTGTTAGCATTTAAAGTTCCATCTAACGTAAGTAATTCATTTGATTGTAATAAATTCGTTTGTCTATTATCACCCTCTTGATATTCATAGTATTTTATATTACCATCTAAATTGTTTTTATAAAAGTTAGGTTGTATAAATTTATACCTACCTTCAGAAAGAGTACCAACAGTATTAAATACTTTTAAAGACTCATTTAAAACATCGTACTTTAAATATCTATCAGGGAATTTTTCAGGATTTGTTACAAAAGGTAATTTAGCTATTCTGTACAAATAAAACGGATCGTCTGAATTGTGAGCATCTCCATTTCTCCACCAATTTATTGAGTTTTGAAACCAATAGTTATTAGTTGGGCAAGGTGCTGAATCAGTTACTAAAGTTTTTACTAAAGAAATATCAGTTAAACTAAAGTTAATAGAACCTGATATAGGAGTTGGTAAAATTCTTAATTGATTTGCATTAACTAAAGAAGCTCCTTTGATAACATAATTACCATTAGAGTAAAATTGATAATCTCCTTGAGATGTGCCTAGTAAAAATTGTAAACTTTGATTTCTAAAAGATAAAGACACAGATTCATTTTCTCCTAAGTCTTGAATTGTAAATGATATAGAAATATCTTCTCCTGACGTTACGCTAATACCTCCAGTTGATGAATTTAAGTAAATAGGAGAAGCCCCTGTAAAATTCATTTTACCTAAACCTGAATCTAAAGACCAAGCCGAGCCAAAAGTCCAACCTGTAGTATCTACTAAGAAACTACCATTTTCTACTTCTTCTGCTTCTACATTATAAACACCTGCGTCATCTCCAAAGTCTTTAATGTGTTCGTTTATAGTAAAAGAAGATGAAAATTCATCACTAGGTATAGCCGATTCTGCTTGCTTTGAGTAAGTACCTATCGAGTCAGTTGCTATAATGCTAGATCCGTAAGGATATGGTGTGTTTTGAAACGTAGAGAAAGAAGGGTGTACCCAACCAAACCACCAAATATTATCTCTTGATATAGAGTTCTTATATACTCTAATATAATACTCTCTATCTCCCTTTTCTAAAATGTCGTAAAGTAACGCTTCGTCTGTATCGTTTTGTACTATAAAGTTTAAAACGCACTCAGAATTTATAAACCTCCTATTCCTAGTTCCACCTGAGCCAGTATATTTACAAGTAAACCCTTCTCCTTCTAAATCCATAGAAATAGGGTCACCTGTGTAATCTTTCTTCCAAAGTTGAACGTGCCAAGTCGTACCCGCTTGACCTAATATTCTTGTTTCTCTTAACTTACCGTAAGTTGCCATAAACTACCTTCTTTCTTTTCTTCTGTTAGCTCTATCAAACACTATCAATAAATCATCACCTGTTATTCGCACATCAGGTATAACCGTACCACCTCCGCCTAAAGCGTGGTTAGGTATAATCGTTCCGCTTGAACCTGGTACGAATAGCTCAGGTCCTCTTTCACCTACTAGACTCATCTTACCTACAGGTGGTTGACCTCCGTTTGCGAAAGCTCCACCCATCATTCCTTGTAATATATTACTAAATCCTGCCCCTTTTTTGAATATACCTCCTGAAGCCATCGCTCTACCACCTAGACCTGTAATGCTTAATAGGGCAGCTAGTACAGCAGCTTTAATTACCATAGCAGCAATTTGCTTACCTAAATCTACAAAAATTTGACCTAAACCTTCTAGTAAATTACCACCACTTACAAGTACACTTGCAAAAGAATCAGCAAAACTTGTAGCTATACTTAGCCCAAATTGATTCATTGCGTTAGACCACTCTTGAGTTTTTACTTTAGCTGCTTCTAATTGTATTAAATATTGTTCGTACTCTTCGCTAAAATCAAAAGGTGATTTAACGAATTGTTCTTTATCATCGCCACTTTCTGTAGGTGTAGATGTTCCACCTCCACCTGTATTTCCAAATATGTTAGGTAACTCTATGTTAAGGTTTTTCATTCCATCTTTAATGGAATCCATCACGTTACCAAACTCGTGTTCGTAATCTTTTGTTTCTACTTTTAAATCTTCAAGACTATCTGCTAACTCATCAAATGGGTTATACACTTTGGCTTCTATACCTAAAAAATCGTATAAGCCTTGAGCTCCTTTTAATATTACACTAAAAGGATTGTATTTTAATGTCCATTGAAGAACTTTTATAATGGCGTTACGCCACCAACTCCAATCACCTAATCTTTCAGCAAATGCTTCCCAATTATCTATTATATATTTTAAAGCAATAGGTAGTACCACTAAAGCAGCAATAGCTAACCCAATAGGGCTTACTAAAAACGCAATAGCACTAGATAAAAACCCAAAAGCTGATGTTGCTCCTGCTACTATCAGTAAAAGAGGACCTATAGCGGCTGCAATACCCGCTACGGTTATTATAGTTTTTTTAGTTTCACCATCTAAACTTGTAAATTTTTGAGTTAATTCTGTTAACTTTTTTACAATAGGAAGAATAGCCTCAGAAAGTATAGCCCCAAACTCTATTCTTAATGTTTCAAGAGCCGAACTTAATTTAGCTAGTTTAGCCGCAGCAGTTTGAGATCTCTTATCTGCCATTTCTTTAAGGGCAGATGAATTGGTTTTATACTCCTTTGTAAGTTCTTTTGTTTTATCTCTATTTTTAGATAATATTAGTAGTTGTTTACTAAAGTTTTTACCTACTATTGCTGTTGCTCTATCTAAGCCCATTTGACCTTCAGATAACATATCTAAAGTGTCAGATAAACTAATACCTTTTTCTTTTAGGGTAATAAATAAAGAGTTAAGACCTGTACCTGCTTTGGATGCTTTAATACCGCTATCCATAAGGACACCCATCATAGCAGATAACTCTTCTAAGTCTACTCCTACTGCACTTGCAGAAGCACCTGCGTTAGCAAATGCTGTACTAAATGTGCTTAATTTTATAGAAGAATTTGCTGAAGCTAAAGCTAGTGTGTTTGCTACCGATGCGGCTTCAGACGAATCTTTACCAAAAGCTCTTATTGAAGCTCCTACTACATCAGCGGCTAAGGTTAAATCTTCACCTGTAGCCAAAGATAAATCTAATACGGATTGCTCCATATTTTTAATAGCTTCAGGATCAAAACCTTTACGACCTAAAGTAAGTTGTAATGCAGCGACTTGAGTTGCAGAAAATTCAGTTGTAGCACCTAATCGCTTTGCTTCTGCTGTAAGCATTTTCAGTTCCTCGGTAGTAGCATTTGTAACTACACCGACCTTACTCATACCACTTTCAAACTGAACGAATGTGTCCATAGCGGACTTACCTAAAGCGGCTAGAGGTCCTGTAACACTAAAAGAAAGTAAAGAACCCATACGAGCTGCACCCGAAGCGAATTTAGCTAAACTCTTGTTAGCTTTACCCATCCCCTTTTCTAACCCTTTAATGTTAGCTGCGACAATTATCGAGATGGTCTTTACTGATACACCCATTTAACTATTTTTTTTAAGTAATACTTTTTTGTGAAGAGCCACATCTTTTGCTATTTGCTCAGGTGTAGCTATAGTAACTTTTTTTCTTCTTTTTATATTATCCCAAGGAAGAGGTAATATTTCTTTTGCCTTTAATTTCTTCTTAGAGTGTGGCGACAAACAACCTAACAATATTATTCTAGTTTGTTCCCATTGGTTCTGAGAGAGTTGTTCCTGGTGCGATTTAAAGCCTTCTAGTCGATTATTAAAAGAACGTGGGGTTAAACTATATAATTCATCATAACCTAACCCCATCATTCCTAAACCGATTTGCTCTAATTTATCCCAGTCAATATCTCCTTCGTCAGAATCTATCTCCTCTCCCTCAACTACTTTCCCTCGCCTTGAGGTTGGTCAAGTTGGAACGCTTCAAAGATTTCGTTAATCTTAGTAAAATCTTCATTATCTAACCATTCTTCAATGTCAGAAATTTTATAAGAAAACTTCTCTCCTTGTTTTTTAGCACCATATTTAAATCCAAAATAAGCAATAACACCTATGTGTTCTATCTCTGTACCTAACTGATTTAATTCGTTAAGTTTTAAACCTAATTTATTACAGATTGCTTTTAAACATAAATAACTAAATCTGATTGGTCGCTTCTGACCGCCTAATTCTACCTTTTTCATTTTTGTGTTTGTTTTAAATTATTAAACTTCTACTTGAGTTAAAGTCGATGAACCTGTAAGAGATATTGAGAAAGTTGCGTTTTCTTCTACACCTGCATCAACAGAAATACTTGTTAAGAACGCATTACCTGAATAAGTATCTCCTGAGTCACCTACAGTAAATACAACTGCAACAGAATCCCCATCAGCGTCAGTTAGTAAAGTAAATAAATCTCCTAAAGAAGCATCGGTTGCTGCTATATCAACAAAAGCATCTCCACTCATTTCCCAAGACATAAGTCCTGCTAAGTTTTCTTGCCACCCTTGACTTTGTTTTGTTGTTGAATCTCTTAAATCTCTATTTATAGAAAAAGAAGCTGAGGTTGCGTGAGCCATCACTTCACCTGCTACAGATAGAGTTACGTTTGTTGCATTTTGAATTGCCATTTTTATTTAGTTTTTGATTATTAAACAATTAAATATTACGTTTTTGTAGAACTTTTCAGGTGACTTAAAATACTCATCATCTAGGGTTTCAAACCTAAACTTAGCGGTATAAGT